TACTATAAGCATGTGACTTTTTTGGCGACGGACTGTGAAAGAGATGGTGAGAGAACTGTAGGAGAGAATGAGTTGACAACTATTGGGAATTATTGAGAATTATTGAGAATTATTGAAAAAAGTATTACAGTATAGCCTCTCAGCCCCACCCATAAGAATTCTGCGAGCCACAGTAGATCTATATTTCCTGGCCCTCAAATGATTCGAAATCGCTGAACCGTCACACAAAATTGCACTTTGTCACACATTTTCACACCGGTTTAACCGTGGTCTAACGGTGGTCTAACGGTGCAGTCATTGATCTCACTGTGATTCACTGTGTGTTCTACTGTGTCAGCACTGTGATACACTGTGAGTTCTCACGGTGTTCAACTGGCAGGGTCTACAGTATACAGTGATTGACCGTGTGCTATAGTGAGTATACTGTGATTCACTGTGTGATCTCTATACTGTATATGATCTCAACTGTGCTGTAGTGTGTGAGTTCGTCACTGTACTGTATATACAGTCACCACCTATGATCTCAACTGTGTGATCACTGTGACTCTGTACTGGAGCGAGGTCTATTGATTCATTGTTCGCTGTGATTGAGGCGGGGCCACCATTCAAAAACTGTAAAATACCTGCGGGGTAATACTAGAGTTTACAGTAATTCTATGTGTATAACTCTGTGGACAAGTTGTGGATAACTAGCCTGTGGACAAGTCGGGGATAACCTGTGGATAACTTTCAGTTTTTAGACTTATCCACAGCCGAAAAGTTATTCACAGGATATACATCAGTTATCCACAGGTCTGCAACACGGTGGCTGTCGCCGTCCATCCCCACTATGTTCGAACATGTCATTATTATAAGCTCAAAACAAGAATCTGTCAATGACCCTACGGGCCGTAGTGTTGTTTTTATGCCACTTGACGAGTGCGCTTTTTGGCACTATAATTAGGGCTTACAAAAAGGAATCTATGTACGCAATAGTTAATACTACAACTAAAGCCATTGTATTTTATAATACATTTACAGCCGCTTCAGAATCTTGTCGCGCTTATAATGTATTACCGGGAGATAATGTTTATATTATCGACTTTACAGAATCATTAATCGAGCAATTATAAGGAGCCATTATGTCAGATTATAAACAGCGTTTAGACAGTATTATGTTGCAACTGCAAACTATTATCGATGAAGAATATGAAGATAATGCTAATATACAAGACGCTTTTAATGCGTTAGCTTGTGCATTAGACGAAGAAATTATCTCATAATATTATATAATCTGCAAAGACCCTTCGGTTGACAGGGTCTTTGCTCTGTGCTATAATATGGCATAAGTTAAGAAATTGGAGCGAACAATGACAAGACGTACACCTAGAGAGGACTGCAACTACATCATCTACGCGATGACCAGCGAGCGCGGTGACTCTTACATTGGCTTGACTCGTAAGAGCCTGCCTAATGCGGACAAGGTTGTTGCAGAGCGTTGGCGCAAGCACAAGAGCCGTGCTGTTAACGAGAACCGTCTGTGGGCATTGTACGTCTACTTAAAGACTGGTGGACTTGCAATGAACTGGACACACGAGATCATTGCCATTGTGCGTGGTCGCAAGGAGGCTTATGCTTACGAGCGTGAGTTGGTCAAGTTGTTTGAGCCAGAGTTGAACGATCAGTACCTATAACCCATCAGTTGACTGGGTTATAGGATTGTGCTATAATAGCAACATATTAAGGAGAGCGCGATGAGTTATACACTGTACATCTACAAACGAGATCGTCGTTGCAAAGCAGGTGAGCGCCTGTTTAGCACTACAGTTTGGCCCGTAAAGGACGACAATGCCATGCGCCGAACGATAAATGAACTTTATCCGCTCTACAAGGCCACAGACGGGTTCCGTATGGAATACGTGCCCACTACCAAGATCGTTAAGAACTTGATAACGGGTGCGGCAGTAGAGATCGCACACGACACTCCCCGCAGTTGCGATCCCTCTAGCGAACTCTACTGGAGCATGTAATGAACGCAATAGAACAGTTGAACTTTGTCGTTTGGGCCGCCAAGCGAGATCCCAAGTTCACGCAGAGCCGCAAGGCCTATGTCAGTGCGCTTTGGGCATGGCGCAAGATTGCTCGTAAAGACCCTATGGTTGACAAGGTTATCAAATCCTGCTATAATTAACACTTAAACAACACAGGAGCGCGAAATGACTGTAGTGTACAGAGCGGGTGAGCAGACATTCAAGGCCAGCGAAGTGCTGTGGTGCAAACGTGAGTTGATCAATGCTATTGTAGAGCAAGCCCTGATCAACCAGACTGAGGCGTTTATTGAGATGATCACAGACGGCGAGCGCGGCGAAGACATTACACGGGCAAGCGTTAACGAAACGCTGAAAGGCGTTAAAGACAGTGCCCAGGACTTTATTAACGACATGGTGGGCGACCTGCAACGGGCACTGAACTTACGTCTTAAAGAAGTAAACTACGGCGCGGCTGTGACCGGCATTAAGTACGACCTCGCTGGGGACGTTACAGACATTGAGGTTGATGTGAGTGTGGGCACCGAATAACCCTTCGGTTGACAGGGTTATTCGTTTGTGCTATAATTAAGGCTACACTAACAAATAAGGAGCGAAACTTATGCGTGAATACACTAGCAAACTGATTGCTATGATGGACGAAGGTCTTATCTCAGCAGAGGCAGTGGCAGAGATGGCATTGGCCTACATGAGCGAAGATGACGTCAAAGACATGTGCCATGCTAACGATCTGCTGATCGGCGAGGACGATGAGGAAGAAGACGACGACGAAGAATGGACTCCCGATAACGCAGACTTTAACGATCCCGGCTCACGCCACCACTATTGAAAGGCCGCTATGCGATACTATGACACACTGGCTACCTACGAGCGCAATGGATTCACTGTTATTGTAGACAAGACTTGGGAAGACATTGCTGTCCGCGACTGTTTTGATGACAGTTGCTACGACATTGCAGACATGGAACGCAAGGTCAACAGCGGCGATCTGGACTGGTTTATGCTGCGAGTGCGTGTTATGCTCGACGGTTACGAAATGGGCAGTGCTTGCCTGGGCGGCTGCATGTACGAGGATGCTAAAGAAGTGCTGACAGACGGCACGGCTGAGGACATGATTTGGGAAGCAATGGTTGAGGCCAAAGAGGCGGTGTGGCCCTTGATGCGTAAACTACAAGCGATCAACGAAGAACTAGAGCGCGAAGGTATTAATGTCTGATTTTAAAAATGAAGTACTGCAATGGGTGGGTGCAGCGGCTATCATTGCCGGACACGTACTCAACGCCGTGGGTCCCAGTGTCTATCCTTACAATATTGCAGTGTTCGCTGTGGGCACTGTAGCGTTCTTGATCTGGGCCCTACGTGTGGCAAATAAGCCACAGGCTGTGGTCAACGTTGTATCATTAGCCATAGGCATTGTAGGGTTATACAACGCAGTCAGTTGACAGTTTGGCAGAACCTTGCTATAATTAAGGCTTACACAACGCAACTAGGAGCAGAGATGAAAGCAATGGTTACAACTGTTCTCCGGCAGGAGATTGAAGTGCCGGAAGGTACTGATCGGCAAAGTGTGCTGGAGTTCCTGGCAGAGAATCAAAGTTTCTCCGGGGCCTTCATTGGCGTTAGCGATATGACACAACGATTCCGCATCCTGGACATCAGTGTTGTGGAAGAAACTATTACTGAACTTGGTGAGGAGAGTTACGATGCCTAATTGGTGCTCAAACGGTATTACCCTGCGTCACGCAGACCCTGCAATGATTGAGCGAGTGCTCAAGGGCCGAGAAGGCTTGCTGATGGAGTTCCTGCCTACTCCCAAGGACTTGACTGACACTGTGTCGGGCTTTGTAGGCGAGGACAAGCAGGCTGCACACGAAGCCCAGCAACTGGCCAACATTGCCAAGCATGGCTACAAAGACTGGTACGACTGGAATATCAACAACTGGGGTACCAAGTGGGACTTTGCTCTTGAGAGTATCGAGCGCACAGATGCCAACACTGTCTCCGGCAGTTTCGAGAGTGCATGGAGCCCGCCTACCACAGCCTACGAGCGGTTGATGGAGTTGGGCTTTGAGATCGAGGCATTCTACTACGAGCCTGGTATGTGCTTCGTTGGCAAGTGGGCAGACGGTGTCGATGACTATTACGAACTGGGTGGACACGACAGTACCACAGTGCGGGACTACATCGGTGCTGAGTTGGATGACTACTTCTGTATCAGCGAGGGCATGGCTGAGTGGGAAGCAGAGAACCAAGAAGATTAATACTTTTTACTGCGAGAAACCCTACGATTGACTGGGTCGTTCGTTTATGCTATAATAAGCACATAAACAGCAAATAGGAGCGAAACTATGCAAAAGGTCATTTTTAACACTTACGGCAACGGCTACTGGAGCAACGTGGCAAAAAGTGTAGAGATTGTGGATATGCAACTGGGCTATGTTGCAGACGAGTTGGACTTTGGCGAACTGCGTGTTTACTTTAACACAGACTCCTGGGACACTAGTAAGGACGGCTTGATCTACACTGACAGCCGCTTTAAGCAAGACCTGCGAGAGTTCCTCACAGCACACGGACTGCCGGGTGCAGACGTAGACTACAGCGAACAGGGTATGCAGGGCGACGACTATGTGTCGCTGGACATAGGCAAAAAGTTCCTGCGGGCTTGGGCCGCCAAATTTGGAGTGGATCTGCAGGCTAAAGTGGATGCGGATAACGCGGCTTTCAATGCCCGTTGGAGTTAAAGGGTCTTTAGCACAGCAAGTTGACAGTTTGGACTTGCTGTGCTATAATACATTTTTAACTAGGAGCACACAATGGCAAGTTATATGGATGCAGTAAACGGTAAACATACAGATGGGCGTGAACAAGGAGTTGAGATGACCTCTGTAGAGAAACTGGAAAATGCTTTGGCTAGCGTTAATGCGGCTATTGAGGAACTGTACTACATAGACGGCATGGAAGAGTATGCAGAGCGTTTAAACTATGTTGCTGTAGAGATAGAAGCAGAGTTAGAAGAGTTGCAAAGTTTGGAGGGCGAGGAATGATTACAGCGGACACACTAGAGGTTCTTACAACCTACAGCCCACAGTATCTAACTAAGGCTGCACAAAATGCGGGCTACAGAGGTCCTAACTTCTCATCCTGCAAGTTTCTGGGAATTACTAACGGCGGACAGTTCTGCTATCTTGCAGTCTTCCAAGTAGAGGGCGGCACAGATAGTACTAAAGTATTCCTTACATATGACCACACAGAGGATAGGGTCTTTGCGGATGTGCAGTTGACGGAACGAGTATAAGACCTTATAATACATACATCAACAACGCACTAAGGAGCAAAAATGAGCAACTATCCTAACATGAGTTACTGCATGTGCAACAATACCCTGCTTGCCCTCAAGCAAGTTGTGGAAGCAATGAACGATGAGGGGCCTATGTTCCTGCGTGAGATGTCGCGTGATGAGCGCCGTAGCTTCGAGCAACTGTTTAGCATGTGCGAGGACTTTATGTCTATGAGCGAGGAACTGCAGGCAGAGTTGGAGCGTGAGGAGCGTGACGGACAGCCGGACGAAGCGCAAGAGTGGGCAGACTTTGACCCTGATTGCTAAAGGGTCTTTGGTTGACGACATCACCAAACGCTGTTATAATATACACTTACACACACTAAACAGGAGCGCAAAATGGGTACACGAAGCACTATTGCATTGGAGTTCGCAGACGGTACAGTAGAGCAGGTCTACTGCCACTGGGACGGCTATCTTGAGCACAACGGCAAGATCCTGCGCGATCACTACATGAATCCTTTCAAAGTCAAGAAGCTGTTGGCGCTGGGTGGCTTCTCTAGCCTGGACACTACTGTTGAAGGCACATCAGAGACTGCCTACACTAAACGCGGTGAGGACATTAGCATCGGCAAGTACAAAGACTTCAACGAGTACAAGCACGAGGCACAGTTCGAAGAGTACGACTACATCCTGCGACAAGTCAACGGCAAGGCTGTTTGGTTCGTGTCCGATCACGACGGTGCTTTTGTTGAGTTGGAGCAGGCTATTATGGACGAAGAAGATCGCATTGCACAGGAGGAAATGGAATGAGTAAAGTAGCAGAATTGGCATATGACATTGAGCAACTCTACATCGAGGGCTTCAATAGCCGCGCAATCGCAGAGGAACTGGGTTGCCCTCTTGAGATTGTATTGGGTGCGCTCAAAGAGATGAACGTGGAAGATTCTACAGAAGATTTTAGCCCATTTGACACACTTAACAGTTGACAACTGCTGTTGTTGGCAGTATAATACATACTTAGACACAAACACTTAGGAGCGAACTAAATGGGAAAAATGGTAACAATGAACATGCTGGACAAAAAGCCCAGCAACACCATGCACTTCAGTCTAGAGCAGGCTGCTGTGCAAAAGAACCTCACAGAGACAGACGATGAGATCAAGACACGGTTGCGCGAGCGTTTTGACATTCTAGACGAGATGACCCGTGCAGTCAAGAAGGGCGATGTACGTGCAATGATCGTCACAGGCCCCCCAGGTGTGGGCAAGAGTTTTGGCGTTGAGACAGTACTGTCCAAACATGATGTGTTCGCCACTGTAGCGCAGAACGAAAAGTTGAAAAAGTATGAAGTGGTCAAGGGTGCAATGTCGGCCATTGGACTGTACAAGAAACTCTACGAGTTTAGCGACAAGAAGTCAATCCTTGTGTTCGATGACTGCGACTCTGTGTTGCTAGACGACCTGAGTCTGAACATTCTCAAGGCAGCATTGGACAGTGGTAAGAAGCGTATGATCCACTGGAACACAGACAGCCGACTGTTGCGTTCAGAAGGTGTGCCCAACAGTTTTGAGTTCCGTGGCGGTGCAATCTTTATTACTAACATCAAGTTTGAGAACGTTAAGAGCAAAAAGTTAAAGGACCATTTGGAGGCATTGGAAAGCCGTTGTCACTATTTGGACTTGACCATTGACACAGAGCGTGAGAAGGTGTTGCGCATTAAGCAGATTGTAGAAGATGGCATGTTGGAGTCGTATGAATTCCAACCTTGGGATGTTGACGAGTTGTTGGCATTCATTGACAACAACAAGGAAAAGTTGCGAGAACTGAGCCTGCGTATGGTTCTCAAGTTGGCAGATTTGAAGAAGAGCTTCCCAGATCGTTGGACTAGGGTAGCCGAAGTATCTTGTATGCGTCGAGGCTGATTCGCTCCCAGAGTAGATGCAAACAAGTAAAAGCCCGCAAGGGCTTTTGACTCCCCTGACCCGTAAGTCCGATTCGCTCCCGGCCGGTTAGGGGATTTTTTTTGGCGAGTGCGGGGTGTGGCATTAATACAACACTCTGTGGTTGACAGTTTGGGCAAAGTGCGCTATACTAACAACATAGTAAGGAGAGCGCAATGAAGATCACTATCAAAGTTAAACCCAAACACAGAAAGCATATTGTGTTGTTCTGTGCTGGCACACCTTTTAAACAGAAGGTTGTTGAGAGCAAGATCAAATACAAACGCAACCCTAAACACAAAGGACAGCACAATGATTGAGATCCGCGGACTAAACAGCAGGCAAATGGCTCTGGCAGACATCATGTGGGCCATCAGCGACCGGGAAGGTGTTGAAGCGTTCATTGCTACCTTGCCCAGGGCGGATGCTCGAACCTGCCGAGTGCTGATCGAAATGATGCAACTGGCATTCCTGGACGAGATCAGCAATACCCAGGATGCTGATAGGGTTATTGACAAGTTCCGCATTTGACAGTATAATATACACTTACACACACAAAAAGGCAACTATGAAAGCACTGCAAAAATACGTAGATGACAAGAACAAGTACATGTCCTTGTTCATGGGTCAACGCACAGAAGCCCTGTATGAGATCAAGACTGCCGCTGGTCGCAAGCGTGTAGCAGAGAGCATCGACTGTGAGTTGAGTCCGGAGAACTTGAGTTGCGATGGCGAACTGCCTATGAGCCAAGTACGTGCTCGTTATGCTAGGCTCACATCAGCCGCAAATGATCTAGTCAAGTTAGATCCCAGCACTGCGCAACACATGTATGAATTCAGTTAAGGACCCGTATGACTAAGAGCAACAGAGAAAAGAATACAGAACATGATCGCAAAGAGATCCTGCGGGTGCGCCCCAAGGATCAGCGATATGACTTTAAACCATTGGCCGATGCTATCAAGGAGTGGTTCCGATGAGCAGACTGGCCATGTATGGTCGACCATACACAGTGTTCGATGCTAAAAACAAAGATCACCGTAAATGGTTTGCCGACTTTAACAAAACGGGTGCGTGGGGTCGTTGCCCTGTGCGATTCGTAGTGTTGGATGATCACGGTGACTTGATCACACAAATCCAACGAGAACTGATCCAGTACTACGTGGATCGAGAGTTTGGCACAGAGTCCGATCCAAAAGTTCGATCTGTGCAGACAAAACAATCTGATTCGGTTAACCAAAATATACTGAATCTGGTTGACACAATGGCTAGAATGCCATATAATATTAACAACGCTACAAACAACAGCGTTCAATCTTAAATCACTTGAAAGGCAAATTAAAATGGCAACAGATAAACTCTTTACAGTATGCGGTATTTCTAAACTGGGCGGCGAATACAAAGTTCGTTTCGCTAATGATACTATGCGTATCAAAGTACTTGCAAAGCACGGACACGAAGACATTCGTTTGTGGGATTTGGAAACTGGTATGACTAAGACCGATGCAGTCAATGCTATCGCTAAGTTGGACGAGTTCCAAGACGTACAAGCACAAGCGGCTATCGCTGACTACTTGGATCGTAATGTCAAGACTGCAAAGGTTGCTGCTCCTAAAGCCAAAGCCACTGCTCCTAAGGCCCCTGCTAAGGCTAAAGCAACTGCAAAGGTTGACACTTCAGCACTAGAAGACGCTCCTTTCTAAAATCAAGCAAGGCCCCGCTATAGTAGCGACAGACATAAGTAGTTATTATGAGATATGGGGTTTCACTAAGCAAGGATTATCTACCTGACGAGTGCGTGGTCATACGTGACTTCTTAAGCGTACCCAAGGGTAGAGTCCTTGCTATTATAGTCAGAGAAAACATCTATGAGGCTGAGCAATCAGCACAAGAGATCGTTGATCTACTGAACAACAAACACTTACAACAAACACAACAAACATGAGTTGGGTGCAATACGAAGTTTGGGTCGTTGATGAAGACGGTCACGAGGAATTACTCGAAACAACTTACAGTCTAAAAGAAGCAAGGCGGATAGCCGAAACAGCGTTGACAGAGCAGATTGTTGAGTGTATAATATACAAAGAAGAAGACGGTGAACTGTACGAAGAGGAAGTCATCGTAAAAGAATAACGCTCGAGTGGTGAAATAGGTAGACACAAGAGACTTAAAATCTCTCGCCGCAAGGTGTGCCGGTTCGAGTCCGGCCTCGAGCACCAAATGTCGGGCCCTTAGCTCATGTTGGTTAGAGCAGTGGACTCATAATCCATTGGTGGTGTGTTCGACTCACACAGGGCCCACCAGATCTGGCGTTAGTTCAACGGATAGAACAGCGGCCTTCTAAGCCGTAAATAGAGGTTCGATTCCTCTACGCCGGACCAAGTTATCCACAGAGTTATCCACAGCCCCTTAGGGGCTGTTTTTGTATCTGTAGGATTTTCCCCCTAATTTGCACAGTTTCGGGCGATGTAAGTCGTTGATTTATATAGGCCTAAACCTCGCTAATTTCGCTAGTTTCTGTCGTTTAGGCGCTTACGCACAAAACCTCAAAAGAATCGCTGTAAACGGTTCAACCCTACGAGTTGACGGGTTTCTCTTTTGATTGTATAATGCATATATATAGACAGTAAGGAGCAAATCATGCGGTACACGTTGATCACAGCAACAGGACGAGTGTATACTTTCTATGTACAGGCCCTGGCCGAAACCTACCAGCAGGCCTATGGCGGATCTATTGTAACAAAGGACATTTTGGTTGACAAGGTTGCCCAAAAGGCGTTATAATACATACATAGACAGCAAGGAGCGAACCATGCAAGCAACAGAGATCAACACACAAGAAGCCCCAACTAAATGGTTTGCGGCGCAAGATGCCCAGCGCCGTAACACCAACAACAAGAGTCACTATCCATTGGATGTTCAAATTCAAATTACCCGCATGACAATGGTAATGGACATGGTATATGCCGCCAAGGGCATCTACGAAGCCTACGGCAAAAAGGGTGTGTCAATCAAAGTTGACGGTGCAGTCGTAAAGGACAATCGTAATCTACAGGCACTAGAGGCTGAGTGGACTGCCAAAGGTTTTGTTAAAAAAGTAAGCCCGCAGGGTGTCATATATCGGTTGACTGCCTAACCCAAAGACAGTATAATAGACACATAGACAGCAACAAGGAGCGAACCAAATGGCTAAACTATTAATCCAGACTCAAGTATACGAGAACTACGGCGATGCTGTCAACCCCTACTGGAAGCCCAAAGGCGGTTCAGACTACGTGGTCAAGAAGTTCCGAGACTACAACCGGGTCACAGAGACTGTGATGGCCTTGCGTCCTCAGATCGAGCAGGACAACGAATACTACCGTGAGTACATCATCAACTTCGAAGTAGTGGCTGACGACTACCTCACAGACTTCGAGCGTAGCCAGTGGGAGTACGAAGGTAAGATCACATTCCCAGCAAAGGAGTTGGCATGGTAATCCCGCAAGCAATCATCAACCTCGCCATTGTGCTGGCGCCTGTGTGGATCATGGGCTTGGCACTCGTGGTTGACTGGTTATTCAATTGAGTATATAATAGACACATAGACACAAAGGAAATTGAAATGACATTGAAACAACGAGCAATCCTCCAGACAGCAGGCATCGTAACAGCAATCCTGGCATCCAGCACCATTGTAGCCTTTGGTCTGAAGTATATGACCGCAGAGCAGATCATCAACGGTTTCGCCATCCTCAGCATTGCCGCCCTGATCTACGCCGTCTACGGTGTGGTTCTGAGCCGCTTGGAGTACAATGATACCGTCAAGCGTTTGGTTGACAAACAGTAATTTTGGTCCTATAATACACTTACTAAGAAGGAGAAGTGTATGGCAGAAGTAAAGTTAGGCACACTGTACAGAGTCACTGTAACAGAATACGACTGCGGAGTACAGCGTGTTGACCCCAACGATACCAAGATTTTCACCACACTGGAAGAAGCAGAAGCCTACAAGGCACACTGGGAAACAGGTGGTAGCCGTGAGTGCTACTGGCGTGCAGACATCCAGAAATTTGGTTGACAATCAATCCAAACTGTAGTACAATAGATACATAGTAACAAGGAGCGAAAGATGGTTAGAGAACACATTGAGATCGACACCCGGCATGGCGGCCCTTACGATCGCGGTTCAGCAGACAGCTACTACGGTCGTCCCCGTATTCCGCACTATTATGCTGGTGCTACTATGCAGAGCCCGCGCATTCCTGAGCGTGCTATGACACCCGACGAGATCGCGGCCTACAATGCAGGCTACGATGACAACGAAGATGATGGCAACTTCAAGGATTGGAACTGATATGAAACTGTTTGAAGCAACTGTTCGCCGCCCAGAC